TTTTGGCTCCCCCAACTGGGCTCGAACCAGTGACATCATGATTAACAGTCATGCGGTTTATTTTGAAAAAGTCAGTATTTATCGGCACTTTCGGGCTTTTTAAACTGTGTCTGTAGTAAATCTGTAGTAACTGCTGAAATTAAAAAAATATTTACTTTTTCTAAAAATATTTTAAAAAAGCGCTTGACTTGTCACGCATTGCGTGATATAATATAGATACAATAAAGAAAGGGGACATCAAAATGACAAGAACAGAAAACAAGGAAATTACCGTAAAAGATTGGTTCGCTGACAAGGTGGCAAATGAACTGGGCAAGAACATCACAATGTGCTATGTCTTTGCAATCTTGAAGGAAACAGAAAAAGCCGTATATGCAATGCTTAATGTTGGATGCTATCAGCGCAAGACAATGTGGATCCCGAAGTCTGTTCTTGTTGAAGAAGATGCTCCCGAGGATTCCAACCACAAAGTAATCTATACAGACGATTACGACAAAGCAGTTGAACTCTTCAAAGATCATTGGTCAGACTTCGTTTAATAAAGGAGATAAAAATTATGAAAAAAGAAATTTTAAATTTGATTGAAAGCAACAAGGGCGAATTTGTGCTGAATAACATCAGTTACCTCAGAAGATGGAAAAAATCCGCAATCGGTGAAAGTGTAGACAAGTTAGTCGTTGAATTTGAAAATATCAATAATGTAAATTTCGGAGTAGCAAGCAAAGAAATTGTTGCAAGAGATTACAACGGAATCATCAATGAAATCACGATTGCAACAAGAGAGTATTTGCAAGAAGTGTCAGACGAACTTTGTAGAAATCTAAAATGTGGGTATATAAATTCAAAATAAAAAAGGAGTTAACTCACCTTGAACACTATATATATTGAAGAATCAGCCTACTCTTATCTTAGAGAATGGGCCGACAAAGACAGATTGAAATGTTCCTTAGCCGAACCGTTTTTCCGAAAATGTGAAATACGAAAAAAAGATAATCCTGAATGCGTCCTGTATGTTGAATCGAAAGGACTGAAAAGAAAATTCTCGTTAAAATTCAACAAAAAACTGTTCGTAAAGGGCGAGTTCTTTCCTACTCCCGAAGGTGCGAACGATTTTCAAATTCATTATAAAGTTGCAGAAGAAACTGAAATGAGCCAAGAACAGCTTAATCTAATGATGATCTTGATAACTTCGTATGTTCACACGAACGCTTTTCTGTGGTACGGAAATTTTCTTGACCGAGATAAACGAGAATTTTCCGCTGTAGGAAAAAATCAAAAAGGCAACAAAACAATTGTGTTCAGACCTTTTCAGAACCAACTATACGCTACATCAGTCGGCCGTCACAGAAGCCCCGAAGGTGTGTTTCAGGTTCGCGGACACTTTCGCCGATATCAGACCGGTAAGGTCATTTGGATTGACGGTTTTATGAAAGGGGTTGATAAGATTGACAACAATTAAAGAGGCAAGGCTCAGCGCCGGATTAACTCAAGCTCGAATGAGCGAGATTCTCGAAATCCCTAAGCGAACCATAGGCGATTGGGAAACCGGCAAAAGAACGCCACCCACATATGTCGAAAAACTTGTAATCCGTGAACTAGAAAGGATTGCAGAAGAAAACAATAACAAATAACAAATCCCCCTCACTCGCTTTTTGCGGCGGATGAGGGGGATTTTTTTGCAATTATGTGTTTTTTTATTTCTTTATGCAGTTTGTTTAATCGCTGAATTTATTCTTTCCTCAGCAATTTTGTAATACTTTTCATCAAGCTCAACACCGATAAAATTGCGGTTTGTGTTTATGCAGGCAACACCTGTTGTTCCACTCCCCATAAATGGATCTAAAATTGTGAAATTTTCCTTTGAACTATTACGGATTATTTTTTCGGTAACGCAAAGAGGTTTAATGGTTGGATGTTTCCACATTTTTTGTCCTTTTAGGTTTGAACCGCTTAAATAATATGTTTTCGCATCCTCGTAACTGTGGGGAAAGCACTTACCTTTTCCTTTTCTGAAATAAAGTAAATATTCGGTGTCGCTTAAATACTTATTTGAATAGGTGGGCAAAGCGTTCGTTTTGTGCCAACAAATTATATCAAATTTGCATTTAAGTTGCCCGACATAAAATTTTAAATAATCATATATTTGTGCTTTATTGCACCAAAAATAAGCATTGATTTCTTTCATAACTCGCAAAAATTCTTGTCCGAAAAGTTCAATATCATACCCATTAATTATTTTTGCTTTCTCGACATCCGCTAAAGATTCACTTAATTTCATTATCTTGTTTACAGTTCCGCCGCCCTTTGTGTTTAACACATAAGGCGGATCTGTCAGCAACAGGTCTATGCTGTTATCGGGCAAAGTTTTCAGCACTTCAAGACAATCGCCTTGATATAAATTTACCATTTTCGTCATCCCAATTCTTCATTTATGATATTCGCACCGTCACATAAAATTTGCAACGGTGCGAAATATTTAACATGAGCCAAGTGCCTTTTTTGCGTTAGCAATTTTCTTATCTTTAGCCCAATTGCAATCATTGATAAGATGATAGATAGCATTGATTGTCTTCTCACCTACAATGCCATCAACTGTGACCTTACCTGCTCTCTGTGCCTCTTTAACAGCCTTTAAAGTGCCGTCACCGAAACCGTTTGAATTATCGACTTTTGTTTTGATTATTTTCATATTGTAAAGTGTAATCAACTGCTTTTTAAATGCAAGTATCGCTGTATTGTGTGCGCCGTATTTAATCATTTCCTCATTCTCCTTATTTGATGTTTTACCGCCGAGCTGTGCGGTTACTTCGTCTGCAAGATTGCCGAGCCTGTTATAGAGCCAATCACCTGGGCAAGATTTATTTGCAAACCATCTATGTACAGTCAAGACCATTTCACCTGATTTTGGCGAATAGTTTAAAGTCTTGTCCTCGTTACCGAACCAAAGCAGTTTAGTCTTGCCGTTTCGTTTGCAGATGTCAACACACAAGTCAACAAGTTTGTTGTACACTTTACTGTTCATCGTGTACGGAGCTACCGTGTCGCTTGCACATTCGATTGTGACTGCACGCTGGTCATTGGCATTTGATGAACTACACCAAGAGCGGTTTCCTTCGTCAACGCAGAGCAATACTCTGCCGTCATAGCCAATTCCGTAGTTACAACTCGCCTCATTTCTCGTGTTCATAAAGATGTTGCCGAGTGTTTCAACGCTACACTGACCGACTACACAATGCGGAGTAATGCGGTCGATACTGTGTGTGCGTTTACCGCTGTGGTTTGGCGATAATTTAGTGTAATTTACAAGTTTGGAGTTACTCATAATTATTCCTCACTTTCTGATACTTCGGGCAGACCCGCAATGCTTGTCAGCACAGACAATACACCTGCCAAAAGGCTTGCAGAGCCTACCGCAATCCAGTTTACATCTGTCATAACGGCAGATACACCGATTGTTGCAACAGCAGTCTGAGCAACAGTCTTAATCGCTCTGACCGCCGTAGCTTTCGCCCAATTTTTTGTAAAAATATTTTTCATCATCAATCTTTCCTTTCGCTGATTTTTTCAAGGTCTTCAATTCTGTGATTTGCGACCTTAATTTCCTCGTCAACAACAGCGTTGTGCTGTTCAATCGCATATGTGCGCTCAATGAGATTGTTATGTTTTTCAACTTTCTTTTCGAGCTGTTCGATTCGATAGTTTGACATTCGGTTGCTTACACAAATGCCACCAAGAGTGCCCACTAAAGTACCAAACAGCGATATAACCGATACAATTACTTCGGGTGTCATTTTACTTCAATCTCGCTTTCTGTCGGCTCGTCAACGGTTGGATTATCACCCCACACCGCCATAACGGCATTGTAATATTCGTCTGACAGCACCGTTTTAAGTCGTTCTCTGCCTGATTTGCTGTTCATGTAGGCATTGCGGATGTTTCCGCCGACCTGCATTTCTTCACCGTTAAAGGTCAAAAACTGCTGTCTGAGTACCGACACGCTGTCCTTCGTGAGCATATCGAGTGTGATTTTTTCTTTAAGTTCCATAATTTTTACCTCCGTTATTTAATTTTGTACAAGCAAATCACATTAATTTGCTCGCCGTCTGCGAATGTATATGCGGTCTTATCCTGAGTCGAAAACTGTAGCCAAGTGTTATTTTTCGGAATGGCAAATTTAAAGAGCTTGCCAAGGTTTGAAATACCGACACAAAAAACATTGTCCTCGGAAATACATTTATACGGCAAATCAATCAGCGGACACATGCTATTGCCGGCAAGAGATACTGCGTTCATTTTGACCGTTGCACTGACGATTACGATGTCACCGATTGTCTTATATGTACAGCTTGCGTTTTTGATTTTGTCGGTGACGGTTGAATATGGCGTAAGCGTTGATGTACCGCTCTCTATGTTGGCAGAATCGTATTTGGTCGCAAGAAACTTGTCCGTTTCTTCTGATGAGTAGGCTTCGTTTGCGTCGTAATAATAATCGTCAAGGTATTTAATGCTCGGATAATTAACTCTGCTGTCTGCGATGTCCGTTTTGGAACTTACTTTGTTTGAATCGTCCTCTTTCCCTTTAAGTGCATTGGCTACATCTGTTGCGTTTGCTTTGCCTGTAAGAGCTTTCTCTGCCGTCTGCATTCGTGCTGATAACTGACTGACCGTGCTTTTATCAGCTTTGTCAGACACAGACGAATCAATCCCGTTAAGCCTTGCCCCAAGCGAATTATGGCTGCCTCTTGCCGTAGCAACCTCTCGGCTGATTTCGGCAAAATTGCCAATACTTGCACCGCTTATCTTGCTGTTCTCAGCGAGGCTCGGAGTTACCATGACTTTTAAAGTTAGCGGCGTGTTTAACACCTGCGTTTCACCGTTTGCAATCTTAATTTCAATTGCCAAGAAGCCCGACATAGACTTGAAATTTTCGAGCGGAACAGTAATAACCTCCGCTGCGCTGTTTATTGTGCAAGCGACTGAATCTGAAATTAAATATCCGTCAGTCGCAAAAGTCGCTGTTGCTGTGCAATCTGCAAAGGTCAATTTTTCACCGCTTGCCGTCAATGTTACATCAAGATAGCGGACGGCTTTATCGTTTACATTTGCAATTGCAACAACATTTGGTGCATTTCGATTATTAATATCGATTGTAATTGATTTATGTGCTAAACTAATTGCCATTATTTTTTAAACCTCCTTTGAATTTTCAGTAAGTCAGACATCGACATACTTAAGTCGCCGATTGTAATTTCCTTGTATTTCTGAGATACGCTATCGTAGACCGTTTTTGAAATTCTTCGGTTCAAATTCGTGCCGTCCGGCATTACAACCGTCACTTCATCGTAAAGTTTGATTGCGTGCATTTTAGTGAGCTCGTTTTCAAGAGTTACCCTTATACTCAGGGTTTCCGCTGTCTGTTCTGTTGAATAGTTGTAATCGGCGACCGCATTCCGTAAGGCATCTCTGACTTCTTCGTAGTTTTCGCCGGTGCTTGGATTTAAAGTAAATTTCTTGATTTTGCTCGAGCAATCATACAAATATGTGTTTTTTATGCTCCGTTTTAGTCCTGTTTCATATGGTTCAGGGCTTGACACGACAACTTCTTTATTATTTGTAGTGTTGCATCGTGCATAGGGCATAACATGCGTGTAGTAGTTGCCGATTTCAGCAGTCTGCTTATATTCTGACACATTAGCGCCGAAAGCAATTCGATAGCCGCTTTTCGCACCTGCTGTACTGATTTTTCCAAAGTAAATGTCAAAATTGTTAAAATACAGAACACCGCCAAACTGATTTATCAGTCCTTCGTCATCGTCTTTGAAAATATCCTCAAACTTTACTGCCTGTGAATAGCCTAAGTAAATTCTTTTCTTTGCTGTGATTGATGAACTGAAGCTAAACCACTTATATGGGGCTTCCGTAAACCACATATGCAGAGGTTTCCCTACTTGGCTGTAATCTCGCATGAAGTGGTCAATTAATTCTTTCGGTGTGCCATACATCGAACCGTCTGTTGCACGAGGGATTGTTCCGTTTTGGAAAAACATTCTTGACACATGTTCGCCCGACACGGTTAAATCACCGTTTTTATCAACCTCTATTTTGGTCACATAAAAGTACTGTGGCTCAGCCACATTATTTACTTTTGCTTTAATATATGAGGTTATTTTAATTTTGGGCGCAAGCTTATCTGTGCTTTTAATTTTCGCGCTAAAGCTGTATGTGCCATTTTGCTCCATTGTCACCAAAAACTCGGTGCATTCAGTCAAAAAACCGAAACCGTTAGATTCAAACAATGGGGTTGAATTTTTGTAAAAGTCAGCAATATTGTACAAAATAGGGTACATTACAATCTCCTCCAATTAGGCTTAATTTCAATGTCAGTAAACGCATTTGCGCTTTTTCCTGAGAGTTTTATTTTATTCCAACCGGGCAAAAGCTTTGGAAACTCTGTACAACTTATGCAATTGTTCGCCAAGCTCGTGCCATTATTGAAAGAAGCGGACTGCTGTTCGGAATCAAGTTCAATATAATCCTTATCCGATGATGTTTTAACTGTTAAAGTTTGACCATCATTAACCGTCAGCGTCAACGGATTAACTTTTGCGCCTTTATTGATAATCTTGATGAAAGGCTCGGCTGTGTAATTTTCGCCGTTGTAGATTTCGATTTCGGCATTTTGAGTTGAGGTCAATTTTGGTCGGATAATCTCCTGCCCTAAATCGCTATACCAGAACGGCACTCGGCTAAAATTTATAGTCGTTGACAAGCAAAGGGGGGCAACTTCTTCGATTGGCTCAACCCCTGTGCAAATCGCTTTTGTAAAATAACCGGGATTATACGTGTCCCTAAAAATTTTATATTCACCGTCCCAAACGGTAAGCCATTCGGCGAATGCTCTTACAAGCTCTGCGTTATTTTCATTCGACACAATGTACGGATAGCTGTTGACTTCAAACGGCATTTCAACATTATCGAAAACACCATTATCGGAAATTATTCCGCCGTTTGTGCCATAGACGGGGGTAAAATCAAAATTACGCTTAGCAATTTGATATTTAGGAGGTGTAGTTATAAAAAAGCCTAATGTCCGTAAATCAATGCCGTTGTATGTAAAACTATGCCTCATCTTTAACCTCCCCATTTTGATACTTCACAGACAAGTGTCTGCATGATTGCATTTGATACACGGCGGTTAAAATCATCAATATCCATATCATTATTGATGTTGACATCGCCTGTGAATTTAATTTCAACATTCGGAGAATTAGTCACAACCCTTGACATAGACTGACTTGCAAAGGCGCTTTCGCTGTTCATTCGGATTCCTGCAAATTTGCTGTTAATGCTGTCAATCGGGTTTCCACTGACACCTGCAAGTGCAGTTGCTGAAAGAGCCTGCGCTTTTTTCTTAGTCTCGGCAATTTCGTCCTCGATTCCAAGCCAATAGCCTTGTCCCAAAAATCTACCGGACTTCCTTGATTTCCTTGACGGTGAATGTGAATCCTGCGTTTTTTGAATCGTCGTAAGTCCGCCATTCACAAGCTCTCTTGCTTTCTCATTAACCATTTCAAAAAGTCCGCTAAGACCATTGCTGTAGCCTTTTGGAACATTCTGACCTTCTTTGAAAGCTAAGTTGTAACTTTCTGAAAGACTGCTTCCGATTCTGTCAAGAATTCCCTTTCCTGCCTTACTTACCGAATCGAGACTTTTCTTATCTTTCATGCCGTCGCTGACACCCTCAGTGCCGTTCTTACCGGCAGTTTCGCTGTTGCCTTCAAGTTTATTGAGTTCCTCTGTCGCCTTATTGACAAGCTCGTGTGCGTTATCAACCATTTTTTGAGTAACACCCGGCTGATTTTCGTCCATTGCAGTTTTTAGCAACTCATAGTTTGCGGTAAAATTTGCAAGCTGATTTTCAAGGCTCTCTTTCGAGCCTGTTTCAGCATCAATGAAACCGTTTTTGATTTTCTGCTGTTGCGCATTGATTTCGTCAGCTTTGCCTGTAGCAATCGCGGCAACCGTGCCATACATATCGGTGTATTTAGCAAGCTCAATTTCTGCTCTTTCCTGCAATTCTTCGGCTTCTTCAACTTGGTCTTTTGTGACACCTTCAACACCGTCTTTGTATGCTGTCCTTAAATTCTCGGCATTTGTCTTAAAATCATTGACCTGCTGTTCGAGAGCAGCTTTGTTACCAGTTGCATATGTAACAATGTTATTAGACAAGTCCGACATTGCGGCTCTAATCTCTTCGGTGTTGCCTTTAGCATTTGCCGCTGTGAGGTTTTCGACGTTTTGGATCGTGGTGTTATAATTAACGAGTTTTCTTTGATACTCGTTATATTTGCTTTCAACTTCTTTAAGAGTTTTTTCTTTCTCTTTGAGGTTATCTTTAGCTTTTTGATTTTCGGCACCGTATGCTGCGCCAAATGATGATAAAGCACGCTCGTTTTTAGCTGTATTCTGCTTATTTTGTGCGTCTTTAAGGTATTTTTGATAATCGGTTTGCGAGATTTTTCCATTTTCAAATGCCCACCCCGCAATTTTGATTATTTTTTTGTTTCTGTCAAGTCCTTCTGTATTATATTTTTGTGCGGTTTCCGCTGCACTGTCGCGCTCTTCTTGTGCTTTTTTCTTTTTGGCATAAGCATTTATTGCGTCAGTTTTCGCTCCTGCAAGACCCGATACAGCAGTCTGATAAGCATCTTCTGTAGCTGATAACATAGCAAGGGCTTTCTTTGATTCAAGTGCATCATCAATTGAGCCTTTAAGGTCTTTATAAGACTGAATAACATTGCCGTTCCAAGTGATTTCATCACCTGTAACTTTGCTCAGCTCATTTGTGATAAATTTTGCCCTGTCTTCATAGCCTTTTTTTACTTCGCCGTTCTTGTCAACAATACCTTGTAATTCGCCCCACAAATTGTCATAATATTGAAATTCACTTTCAACCTCTGACGCCGCATCTTTCTTACTTTGCACATACTCATCATTGGCATCTTTCAGCTCTTTGATTTCTTCCTGAGCCTGTTCATGCGCTTCGTTGAGCTTGTCCTGTGATTCTTTAGCTTCATCGTTCGCACTTGCGATTGACCACAAGGAACCTACAAGCGTAGCCGCTAAGCCTACGATGATTCCGATTGCGTTTGATTTCTGTGCGAGGTTAAGACCTTCCTGTGCGATTTTGGCAGTCTCTGTAGCAGTTCTGAGACTTTTATATGCGCCTATAAGGCTTTGTACACCGCTTACAACAGCGGTTGTTTTCCGGCCTACCCAAATGCCACCTACAAGAGAGCCGACAACTTTTAATGTAGGGATAATATCGTCAGTATGGTTTTCAACAAATTTACAAAGTTTTTTTACCTCGGGGAATAATGATTTGCCGATAGGATTAATGACATCAGTTTGCACAGTCCTGCCAAGACTTGCCCAATCGGTTTCGACATCATCATATTTGATATCCTTGATTTTTTCCATTGAGCCTTTGACATTTTTGTAGTTTTTGTTGACATTTCCAAGCGATTTGATAACTTTCATTGCGTTGTCTTCACCGAGAGCCGACCAAACCGTTGAAGCTGTAGTTAATGCCTTTTGCTCATTCTTTGTATTTTTTAAATCGCTGATAACGCTATAAAAAACATCTGATGCAGTAGCTTTGCCGTCCTTCCACTTTTTGAAAATTTCGCCCGTTCCTTTTGAAAAGCTTCCGAGATTTTCTTCAATTCTTCCGTCGGAAAGAGAGATTGTAAATTCTTTGACGAAATCATTAACCTTGTCAAGATTATATGCGCCGTTTTTTGTGCCGTTTTCGAGGATTGAAAACATCTGCTCGGCATCAAAGCCTGCCTGTCCCCAAATCTGTGAATATTCGGCGATATTGTCGCCGAGCTCTCCGCTGTAGTTTAAGCCGTTTTGCGCGCCTTTTACAATATAATCAAAAGCCTCGTCGGCTGATAAGCCCATGTTGGTTATCAGACCGTTAATGCCTCTTAAGGTTTCGCTGATATCAAAGTTATCAAAGGTTGCCTCGAGCGTGTACAGGTTTTCCGCCATGTCTTTAAGCTTTTGGGGATTTTGCTCGTCCGTAACCTGCTTGATTTTCGACAAGGTATTTGCAATGTCTTCTTGCGATTCACCGAAATTGTCTTTGTAAATTTCGCCGATAATGCTTTCGTATTTTGATAACTCTTCGGTAGTCAAGCCTGTTTGAGTCTGCAAGGAGTTTAAAGCCTTTTCTTCGCTGTTTGCACTTATGACAGCTCCGGTTAACGCTCCGCCAACCGCTGTTGCCGCTGCGCCTGCTTCTTTTAATGCATCACCAACAGCAGATTTGAGATTGTCAGCAGAGGATTTAACATCATCCATTTCTTTTTTGACCTTGGATAAATCAGTTTTATCTGAATTATTTTCAAGGTTTTTAAAGCTGTCGCCGACTTTACCAACGCTTGTTTCGGTTTTTGACATCTCACTTCGGGCAGATTCGAGGTTTATTGCATTTGCTTTTTCCTCGGTTTCCGCAAGCTGTTTAGTGAAAGTTTCAAGTTTGCTTTTCGCTTTTTCAACTTCACGCTGATAAGCTCTGTACTGTTCGGTTGAGATTTCGCCGTTTTTGGCCTGTTCTTCGACCTGATCCTGCACATCAAGTAACTTTTTAAGGGCAGATTTGCTGTTTTCAATTTGTTCTTTTAGCACTTCTTGCTTTTGAGCAAGCAAAACAGTGTTTTCAGGGTCAAATTTTAACTGCTTATTAATTGCAGTCAGTTCTCTCTGCAAGCTCGAGGATGAGGACTGTACAGCTTTTAGAGATTTCTGCAAATCCATTGTATCACCGGCAATTTTGACGGTAATACCTTTAATCGTAGATGCCATATCTGTCCTCCAATTCTTTATATCTGTTCATAAACTCGCTGTACTGCTCTTCTGAGATTTCTTTATTTTCAAATCTTTCTGTCACGAAAGGTAACACAGATTTCATTTTCTGATATTTTTCTTCATTTTCGTGGATATTCTTATTGTTTCGTAATGCAAAATATGTTTCGACATAATCAAGGACAAAGCCTATTGTAAATTTTTGTAAATCAGCGACAGTCAGACCACACCTGACGGCATAGGATAAGATTTCCTTCGCCGTCAGGAAAGTTCCGTTTAGGTCGCTGTCGCTGTCACTTTTGGGTTGTCGCTTTTTAAGCTGTCAACAATAAGGTTGACAATTGTGCCGATCGCTGAAATAGCGTCCTTAATGCTTATTTCTTTTGACCAAGCTTTAAAGTTAGGAATTGTATCGTCTGCCGTCTTTGCCGCTGCCCATAAAAGCTTTACTGCAGTGCCAAATTTTACATCATTGAGATTCGGGACAAGAACACGGTCGGCATCACGCAGAAAGCTGTGGCCTTTGAATGTGTCCTCGTAGATGAGCATTGTGTAAGCCGTAACCTCAACCTCAACATTTTTATCGTTAATAACAACTGTGTCTTTCATTAGCTCTTAGCCGCCTTTGTAGTGTCTGATGAGGTCTGATCTGTAGGAACTGCCGATTTTGCAGCCTTTACAGCCTTTACAGTAGGAGTTACAACGCTTTCGGGCAGAGTATCTGCATATGATGTGTAGCGCACAAAGTCATTGTCAGGGCGTGGTTTTGACGTGATTGTAAATGTTGGGAACTGTGGATCGAAATTGCCTTCTGATGTCTTGTCATTCCGGCTTGCCCTTGCAGCTACGCAGTCGAAATAGGTGTCAATCTCGTAGAGCTTGTCACCTTTGTATGTTTCCTTGGCAACAAGAAGAGCGAATCTCGGCATCATTTTGATACCGCCCTTCTCAATAATGCCGCTCTCAGTTGCTTCATCATTGCCGAACCAATCCTTTTCGATATTGTCAACAGCCGAAATAAGCTCAAGACTGATTGTATAACCGCTGTTTGCACTCGCTACAATAATAGGCAAGCCGTCAGCGTAGATTGTGTTCGAGTCGCCGATAGGCTCTGCACCAATACTTCTGCCGCCTGCCTCATCGGATTTAAACCACACGGGATTACCGTATGTGATTTCGCCTGTGCTGCTTTCTGTCAGCACAGCATAACCAACTTTTCTGATCGTTTTATTCATAAAATAAACACTCCTTATGTTTTTAAATTCTTTTTATACCGCTCAAATCACCGCCACCAAAAGCTTCCGATGATTTAATGAGCTTTTTTATTCCGGCTTCAAATTCGCCGTGAATTTTCTCTGTAGCCGGAGCAATATGCACCTTTGGTTGTACCGTTCCGCCTTTTTGGCCCCTCTTTTTACGAGTTTTTTCAAGAAGATGTGTAAGCCGATACTCAGGTTTTTCCGCATAAACTGTTTTTTCGTAAAACCTAAATGTTTCGTTCGTGATTTTTATTCTGAACGATTTGCGATATTTTTTTCTTCTGCCGACAGGTGCATTCTTTTTGATTTCGTTTTTAAGTTCTTCGGCTTTTTCATCAACTAACAAACGCACGCCCATTTGCACATCAGCCGAATAGGTTGCAAGTTCTTTTGATAAAGTATCGCCAAGGCGGTCGATACCGACTTTTTTGTAATCACTCATCAAAAGTCACGCCCAAATTGTAATAGCTTACACAAAGTTTATTGGTTGTGTCCCATGCTCGATTTGGTTTTTTCCAACCGAAGCCGTTTTCGTTGAGCCACTCCTCAAACTTCGTTTCGCTTGTGTGGTCATCTTTCGCTGTGTAGAGTTCTATGATGATTTTTGCAGTTTTCCAAAGGCATTTACCGTCTGCGTAAATGCCTTCTTCCTCGTCTTTAAAGTAAACAAGATAGGGAGCAGGGGTTGACTTGTTGTAATCTGCCTCCACACACTTAAAACCACAAGACTTTATGAGTTCAACAAATTCATCGTAGTTTTTAAAAAACATCTGCACCACCCTCATACAGCCCCCTCTGTGACAGGCTCAAAATCGAGCAAGGGGGATTTTTGCTCTTATCATGCTGTATCTGTTCGATTTTAAACCTTGTGCCGCTGATAACAACCGCCATATCCGTTCGCAAGTTTTCATCTTTGTGGATATGCATAACTTTTGACAATTCAATGTCATTTTGCTTCGCTCCGTAAAACCGAGTTACTCCGATTTTTTCATTTCCGAAGCGATATTTTTTCAGGCTGTCGGCAATGATATCATCGTTTTCATCGGTTTCATAGATTTTCGCAATACCGTCATTAAAGGTTAAAAAGTCTATGTTATTCTTCAAAATCATAGCTTTTTACCTCATATTCCTGCCTTAATTTCAAAATTTCGTTTTCAAAATTGTGGTCAAACATTTCAACTGCATTTGAGTAAGCATATCTGCAGTAGTCAAACAGTAAACTTCTTGCCCTTGTGGGTCTTTCAAAGTCCTCATCGGTAAGCAAAGGGTTGTAATCGCGGAGGTGCTGTTTACCATTGGCTATAATCAGTTCAATTTTCGACTTTGTGCTTTCATCTGTTTCAATGTATTCACGGTCAAAATCAAGCATATTAACTACATCGTTCGTGATTCCCATTGTTCAACACCTCCGTGAAAAATTAAGCTGTTGCTGTCTGATTAAGAGTTACCTTGATTTCACGCGGCTTAAGACCTGAAATGTCGAGCTTAATAAAATCATTTGAAGAAACAGCAAAACCTGTTGCATAGGTCTTGACAAGATAAACTCGGTTATCCTGTACAAACTGATACTGATCGGAATAATCAATTTTTCCTTCTTTGCCCGTTGAAACACAAGCTCTGTACTTTGAAAGCTGACCGATTACAGCTGTGCCTTCCGCAATCATTTCGCTCTGAAATACTCTTGTAGGATAAGGGAAAATATCGTTTTTGTATGTACCGTCTGTCGCAAGAACGGTTGTTGCAGGCACAACCTTAGAGAGATAATCTGCAGGATTAACAATAAGGTCAACTACAGGGATAGATTTAATCTTTCCGCCTTTATCCTTTGCAAGCTTAGCCACAACAGCCATGTATGATTTAACATCAAGACTTGTGAGGGCAGTCGCTGACTTATCGGCATAAGCACCCTTTGTAACAGCACCATCAACATCCTTGAGCATACCGATTGGCTTATTATTACCGTCACCGTTGATAAAACCGTCCTCAAGGGCATATGCAAGAGCATCAGCAAGGATTCTGCGGACATATGCGTCGATATATGCAGCGCCAAGATCAAGCATTGACTTAGGAACAGGTACATATGCCGAAACCTTTGAATCTTCAAAATCCTTCTTAGTGATTGATCCCGAAAGTTCCTGAGTTACTGTTGCCGCAAGTTCGCCCCAAGATGCAAGCTGTTTTGTGTCTGTCGCAAAAATCGCTTTAACAGCACCGTATGTATTCTCAATTTTGATGGCGTCAAGAAGCGGATGATTGTTTGTAATGTCATCGAGCACCGTGTCGAGGATTGTCTGCGGAATAGTCGCATCAAGATTCGAAAGTGCCTGCTTTACATTATTCGATTTTGCCGCCTGAACAACAGTGTCATAAAACTTCTGTTCTGCCGATGTAAGCTGTCTGAATCCTCTCTTTGCAAGAATTGTGTTGTCGGCTGTTTCGCCGATTTCCTGTGCGACCTCAATGATTGACTGCTGAATACTGTCAGCGTAGGCATTGAGTGCATCGGTCATTTTTGTTTCGTCTTTTGAATCAATGGCAGTTTTCAAGTTCTGCGCAAACTTTGCTTTTGCGTTCTTAATCGCATCAAGATTCTTCATTTTTTAATCTCCTTTATAAATAATTTTTGTTTTTGAAGTATTCTTCAATAAAGCCAAAGCTATCCTTTTCTTCGGGATTTTTCAGTTTTGGCTCGGGTGGTGTCTGCTGGTCAGGCTTTGTTCCGAGCATTTTTAAAAGCTCTGCCGCTGCCTGTTTTGCTTTTGGATTTTTCTTCTGCTGTGCATCATCAACGATTTCTTTTGAATCGGTTAAATCAACCGGATCAAGAATTTCGTCACACAAGCCGATGTCAAAAGCTTCCTGCGCAGTCAGAAATGTTTCAGCATTAAGAAGCGGCTCGAGGGTTTCCCTCGTGAGTTTATCGCCTGCGTGCACAAGATAAGAATTTGTGCTTGCTTCGCTGATTTTGTCGAGCTGGGTTGCAAATTCTCTGTGTTCCATCGCATTTCCGTAACAACCACCGATTGCATGATGAATCATCATCGTTGTGTTTGACGGCATTACAATCTTGTCAGCCGCCATTGCGACAACAGAGGCGATTGAACAAGCCATACCGTCAATGTATGCAGTGACGGGCACACTCTGCCGTTTGAGCAGGTTGTAAATAGTTACACCTTCATCGACGAATCCGCCCACGGAATTGATGTAGATTTCAATGCCTTCAATTTCACCTGCTTTTTCAATTGCTTTACGGATATATTCGGCACTTGTTTTGGATTCTACGAGGTCGCCCCAAATATTCAAATAGCTCGGCTCGATTTCGCCATAAAGATATATCTGCAAGACACTCTGATTTTCAGCAATCTGCTTGATGTTGTAATTTCTACTTTTCATTTATTCACCACCTTTCAGAGCGTTTGTTATTGTTTGGTAATTTTTGGTAAGGTAATATATGTGTGCCCAAGCTTCCGAGCAAGGAAGCATATTGCAATATTTTTGAGCCTGCGCAGGTGTCAGCACACCGCTGGCTATTGACTTATCAAGATTGTTTGCCTGACTGATTGCGTCAATGTGTCTGACTGTCGTTGTGTCAATCAGCAGATAATTACCTTTGCTAAATTCGTTAGCTCCGAATCTCTTTTTTGTAATCTCTTGCTCAAACATATTTGCAATCGGATCAATTGCATTACCAATAGCACAATCCATAGCGTCTGAGAGCTGAGAGGCTTCACCGCTTAAAATTGCCGGCGGAATATGCAAAGCATTTCCGACAATCGTATATGCCTCAGCTTTTAATTTTTGGATATCGTTTATCTCGCTGTTCGTAGTTTTTCCCGCGTCTGTTGACGGCTCGGAGTATTTCATCCCCTTAAAAATCGGCATAACGGCATTTTTGTTCGAGTAAAAAGCTTTAAACTGTTTAGCTAAAACTTTGTTATAAGTTTCGGCAAAATTTTCGTCGCCAAAGCTATAATTTTCAAGTTCCAAAATACCTTTATGTCCGACCGCCTTGTTGTACCTTTCCTGAGCCGACAACATTAATTGTTCATAAGTGTTGCACATATCGGCTAATAAGCCTTTCAAAGCAAAGTTATTGTATTGGAGATAAATTACTTCACTTTCAAAAAAAGTTCGCTGATATGTAAAATTTCGGCAAGTAATACCGCTGAAAGAATCATCAATCAGTGCGTGTTCTGTTCTTGAAAAACTGTCCGCAATTAAAAGCTGATTGTCGGCTGTTTCGATAATTAACAGTTCATTGTCAAAAATCAACTTTGCAACAGCCTGCGTAAAAAATTCAATTTTGGTTTGATGCTTATTCGGCGAATAGTTCCAAAGATAATATTCAGCCTTGCGACTTTCTCGGTTGTTGTTTACCGTCACAAATTCGCACTTCGCCAAACTTCGAGCAATAAAGTCAACCGCAGTAAATAAAGCAAGTTCGGTCAGATGAAAACTCTGTTCAGTCGAGTAATTTTCAGAGTTAAATTCCGCTGCAACGGCATCTTTTTTGCCAAAAACACTACGAAAATAATTAATAATTTTCATTTTCTCACCTGCCTTTTAAAAAACAATCGCATTAAAGCAATTCCTGATTTCATCAACCGTCATCGGCTGATTTTGCTTTAACATTTCAATCTGTGTGTATGCGGCAACAAACGCCATAAATCCGTCTGTCTTTCTTGATTTCGGCTCAATCTTACCGTAGCTTATGTTGCCGTTTTTGTCCTCAAACGCTGATGTATTGTTTGTGTACCATCTCATCAGAGGCGAGTCGCCCCAAATTATCCTGTGATTTGCAAAATCAGAGGCAATCAGAGGAGCAACAAGCATTTTGTCCGACGGTCTAACAAGTTTAAGGTTATTTCGCCCTTTGCGGTCACACTCAAATCCTAACTGCATTAACGGCTCTTTGAGTAATGTATAACGGTAACTGTCCAATGCTCCACCGACGATGTTGTAATGCTTTTTTTGTTCTTTCAACCAATCAGCTACAATTTCAGGAGGTATTTCTGCTCCGTCTACTCTTTTTAAGTCAGGCTGTTGAGCATAAGGGAATTTAATCCTGCCCAAATCTGCAGATTGCGAGCAATACCACGAAAATGGTTTCCATGCGATTTCGTTGTCAATCAAAAACATTAAGCCTATACCTAAGAAGTCGGTCGTTTTTGTATAGTCAATACCAAAAACACACGGCTTGCCCTCAAGGTTGGGAAGAGGTCTGTTTGTAGCTTTGATATTGTCCCAAGAAGTAACAGGATGGGCTTCTGTGCCTTTTGGGATATTCATTCGCTTAGTCATAAACGCTGAATTATTGATTTTATCTTTTTTCCATTCTTCAAATTCTTTCTTTATTTCTCTTTGTAAATCAGGGAAATATTGTAAAGACGGATTTGCTTTATACCAGTTTTCGGGATTATAAACCTCTTTTTCATCGTCTAAGCGACAAATGAAATAGAGCGTCCCGTTATCCAAGGCATCACCATTTAAAACTTCAAGCCCTTCCGAAAGTTCGTTATCGAGCGGCCCGTCACGAACATCTCCCATCGTGGTTATTGTCGTCCTACGTGGTAAAGGTTTTTTGCCTAAACCTGTAGTAAAAACGTTAATGAGGTCATAATTTTCGTAAGCGTGTTTTTCATCAAAATCTACCTTGCCCGGTCTGCCGCCGTCTTTCGTTTTGCTGTTTGATGTTCTGTATCTAATCGTCGAGTTTGTTTTTATATTAGTGATTTTGGTTTTATTCCACTTAAAATGCCGCTGCATTTTTGACGCATTATTTTCCAAGATTTCATAAATATCATTAAAACTCGTTTGTGCTTGTTCTTCGGACGTTGCGCAAATATCAATATCGTAGTTTCGCACACCGTTGACCGGAGTTACCAAAGCAAAATCTTCAAAAGCAAGATAACCGTTTTTTCCAGTTCCTCTTCCGACTACACAAACCAAATCAGGGAATCTTAAAACACCGGGAGCAGAGTAGGTGCAATTGTGCAAAGCAAAGCAAAATTTTTCCCATTCAAAAAGTTTATAAGGAAAATATTTCTGCAAAGCTAAATATTTTTCAAGCTGTTCTTCATCGACGTAAATTTCTTCGTTTTCAAAGACATTTTCGACAAACTTAATTAGCTGAATTTGCTCTCGGCATACACGATATTTACCGTTTTTAACAAGGTCAATGTAATCGTCTATGACTTTACAGTTCGTCATCAGATTCACTCTCAACTTTGTCAATTGACAGCCCCATTTGCGAGAGGATCGCTAAACGCTGTTTGTTGTACATTACGGCATTTTTTACTGAGGGGTTGTCCTTCATATACTCTTTGCCTGTGGCACTGATAGCTTTGTATGTCAAGCCATTTTTGCGGATGTCCACCTGCATTTTACGCTCAAGTTTAGTGCAGAAGATGTAACTGTCAATTAAATCTCTATAGACTTCAATGTTTGCCCCTTTCAAAGTCAGTTGCTCAATTAAGCTATCCTTGATTTCAGCAATTTTAATCTGCGCCATTTTGTTCTCTCCTCTCTGAAAATTTCTCGTGTGCGTGCGCGAAGGTGAACTGTCGTGCCTTTACTCCGTTATCCGTAAACCTCAGAATTTTTCGATTTTTTACCCGGGGGTATGTCTTTTTTGACTACCACCTCTCAGCAAACTCATCTTTTAATTTTTTTGGCTCGTATTTGTGGTGCTCTTTGTAGTGGCAATCTTTGCATAGACATTCGAGGTTGTTGATATCAAGAGCAAGGTCAGGTCTTGCTTTAAGATACAGCTTGTGATGTACCGCCTCACAAGGGCTGTACTTACCCACAGCACGACAGCGTTCGCATTCGTAATGTTCTTTCGCTTTTTTTGCATCTCTGACTTTTCGCCAATCGGCTGTTAAGTAGAATCTATATGCCTTGCCCTCACGGATTTGGCGGACAATCCAGTCCGTAGTTACTTTTCGTTTTATCATTACAATTTAATTTTACAACAGGTTTAATCGCTTCTACTGACATCTTTCTTTGTGCAATATGTACAAACGTTAAGCCCACGAAGCTTTGCACAAAGCAATCGTGCCTCTTTGAGCCAGCGAAACACCGTGCGTTCGTCTATATAGTTATTGACAGCAAACTTGGTCACTCTCAAATTTATTTCACCTTTGTGCAACGGTTTTGTTGGTGCAACAAAGTAAACAGCGCTGACAGCTTGACAGATGTAGTCTTTACCGCTATTGGTCAAGGCATTAAGTGTGTCTGCCACAGCAAGCAGGTCAAGTTGTAATGCTCGGTGCATTGTCTTGTCAGCTACAACCTGTGCTTTGCTTGGAAATCCAAGAGAGGCATAAAGTCTAAACTGTGCAATTGTATAATCTCTTGTTGTATCTCTCAAATCCTTGCACCTCCGATTTTCTTGTGTTTATGGCTATTGGCCAAGTAAGTAAAATGAAAAGACGCACCCGTGAAGTCGTTTATCCACATTTCGTCACGATAAAAATAATATCCTTCGGGACAAGGCAAAGCCTCACCTCGTTCGAGTTTCCTGTATTCTCGTTTTTTCCCTTCAACAACTTTGACCTCAGGCTTATTGAGATTGCGAGATGTTTTCAAGCGCTTCTTACCATTGACATCTTTGCGTATGTATTTTGCAAGGTCAGCATAGTTTCCGTCTTTGTAGAGCGGAGTGAAATTTATTCCGTTTTTCCACGACCAACATTCCGTTAAGATTTCACGAACGCAATCTTCAATCACTATATGCAAATGCCAATTTTTCCCGAGCTTGCCACATTCGCAGTAGCCGATGTATTTAAACTTGATTTGTTTCTTATCTGTCCTGCGTTTCACTCGTTTAAAAAAATTTGAGACAACCCTCTCAAATTCATCTTCGGTAAATTCACCAAACGGAGCGGAGAATCTTGCGAACCAGTCACCTTCTGAAAAGTTGCAGAGGATAAGCCGTTGCGTGTGTTGCTCTCCTCTGATGCGGTTAGCTTTTGTTTGCTTTTCGTTGGTTCGGGATTGATTGATTTGCCTCGCAAGATTTTTCTTGTTTCTCTTTCTGAAAGATTTATAATATTTCACCTCGAGCAGAGGCCCCGACTTGATTTCAGCTTTGTATGTAAACATATTAAACTTCCTATTATATATGTTAAAACTAAAACGGTCACTTAATTAATTCCTATAGCAGGCTATAAAAGGAGTGTTTCAACTCCTTAATTTGTGACTGATTATTATTCTATTTTCGCATTAAAAAGTCAGATGATATAAATATGCAGTAGTCCGTCTGACCTCCGAACTACTGCTTTGTGCAACCTTACCGTTGCAATTGTGTGTTTGATTTTTGGTGCATTTTTTGTAACAACTAAAACAATCAAAAGAAGAAGTCGTCATTTGACTGTTTTTTAATATGAAAATTTACTTTTTACATTTTGTTTTTTAGATTTTGCATACGGTAAGGATATTGCCGTGTTTAAATGTCAAAACATTCTTTGTAGCTTTTTGCGATTCCTCGACAATCGTCCGACTTAACCGGCACGTGACAAGCTACAGTTCTGATGTTGTCGGCATCCAACTCTTTGAAAATTTCCGATGCTCTTGTTTCTTCTGCCGATTTATAAAACTTAAAGAGCAAATCTACAAACGGTATGTTTCCAAACTCGTCCAAAAAGGCTGTATCATTTTCGGTCAACGTTTTTAAGCAATCTGCTTTATATGTATCTGATGCGTCCGATAAAATAAAAAGTTTGTTGTAAATATCCTGCTTCGTGAGCAAATCAATAATTTGTAAAGCTATCGACAACACTTCCGGATCATGTTCAGCAATCGCCTTTGACAGTTCCGTTAGTTTACATGAGGTTTCTCTTGTGCGTTTAATCCACTCAATATGTTCTTTTTCGGCGAAAAATGTGTTGGTTCTAAATCTGCGATATTCCTGTAAGAGTTTGTACTTTGCCTTAACACAAGCCTTAGCGGACAGCAATCCTATTTTCGCACAGCTATATACGGCAGACATTGACAGAACAAGCCATCTGTTGAATATATCAAGATTATTGATTTCATTAACATCAAGAGCGCCGTCAATAAACGCAACAACGAGCTTGACAAGCTCTGATAATGTTTCTGCCGGTGCTGTCGGTCTGTCCTGTGTTTCCGCTGCAACTGTTTTTTTGGATTCAGCCATTGTTGCTTGCCTCACTTTCAAGCCATTTTCTAATAATTTCTTCATTTTCAAGACAAGGAGCATCACAATTTTCGCAATAACCGCAAACATTGTTATTTAATGTGTCAAGCATAATATCAAGCATAAAATGTGTCATTTGCTCTTTGCTCATTGATTTGATTTTTTCAAAGTTAGTCATTTTGTCTGTTCTCCTTTATCAAACAACATCTTTTATATTTTTTTCCGCTTCCACAAGGACAAGGTGCGTTCCTATGACTATTCTCAGGTGGGTGATATGTAACGGTAGCGAGAAAAGATAGATTACAATCTTGTGTATAATACTCACATATGTCAGCAGGCTCTTTAGTTATATGGGCTTTCATTCTTGCTCCCCCTTTCTTGCTCATTCCATAATTTCAAAATCTCGTGATATTCTTCATCGTTTAAGTTAAGTCCTGTTTTTACATATGCGCAATCAACGCAATAATTTGAGTATTGCAATCCGCATTTATTACAATGCATTGTTGCTTACCCCCTATCCATTTTTGCGCCACAGTAGGGGCAATATGGATACAATCTATGTTTCACCATAATGATATTTTTATGGCAGTTTGTGCAAATAAACCAAGCACAACCACAAATATCTTTTTCAAAATTCCACTTTCCGTGTTTAATCTCTTGCACATCACACACGGTTGCTTCGTTGAGTTTACTACCGTCAACTTCGATAATACGCTTAACTGTTTCAGCATTTCGTTTTAAATTAAAGTATATCGTGTTTACACTACCGTCTGCGAACGGTATATCTAATGCATAATCACCGCATACCTCACGGATTTTTAATTTATTATCCATCATCATTTTTCACTCTCCTTACCTGTTTTATTTTGATTTTCAAAGTAAAATTCAATTGGATTGTCCGTCTTTTTAATCAATCCGTACTTTACAGCTAATCGAAAAGTAAAGACCTTTTCGAGCCTCGAAAGCAACTTTCCTAATTCTTTTTTAAAATCTTCGACTGTCCTTGTCGATTTGTAAAAATTGCACATTCTGCAAGCAGGATTATAATTTTCAATGTCATTCGCACCATTGTACCAGTACACGCTCTGTATATGGTCAACTTGCATGTCCTTTAATTTGAGTGTACAACCGCAGTATGCACAGTGACCGCTGTACTTCTCATAAACTTTAAGCCTTGTTGCTTTGGATATTGATTTTCTCTGACTCAACCAAATCATTCTCCTTAATCAATCATTTTTTCCTCCTAATCTGCGTAATCATACAAACCGAGTGGTTTAATTTTTCTTGCGGCGATTTGCGCTACAAATTCCCCGTAGCTGTAGTTTGTGCCGTGTTTTTTATTGTAGTCAGCACAATAAAGACACATTCGGTCCAATCGGTCAAGTTTCTTCCTTCTGCCTCGTTTCTTTTTTTCTTTACTCATTTGTATCACCTAATTTCAGATATTTTAATATTTTTTCGCTCGCTTCTTCGCAACCATAACATACAGCGACCGCGTAGCCTTGTTCATTCAGACTTTTAAGCCATTCGGTTTGTTTTTCAGTCGGCTTATTTTTGCCGTATTTTAGTTCGATGAACAGACCGTGATAGCTTCCACGGCCAACCGGCAAAAACAAATCCGGCAC